TGTCAGATAATTTCATAGTATGGTCTCTAAGTTTCATTGTTAAGGCATGTTGTGATCAATGTTTCCACTAGTCATAGATGGTTTACCGTAGTGATCATCAAAGTGTAGTAGTAGCATAGCATAATGTATGACTTTCATCAAGTCTTTTTTATTTCTTCCATCTTTACTTCCATATCTACTACCATACTTTAATATATTTGATTGACAGAAATCAGGAGCAAGATCCCTAGATGCCATCAAATCTATCGTTTGAACATTACGATACTCATGTTTAGTACCTGTGTAATGTCCCCTATAAGTGGCAGATACATACTCCTCAATATCTTTAAGTATTTCCTCTTCGTGATATTTGAAATAATTCGCCATAGTCTCCTTTTGTTGAACCTCGTTATTTAGATTAAAATGGTGTGCTGCTTGATCATCATTATCTGCTAGATAACTTTGCTCAAATGGATTTCCATCATCAATATTTGGATAATGGTGTTGATAGATATCATTAACTTGTTCATCAGTTAATGGATCTTTAACAGGGTATGTTTCTTCCATAGTTCCATTAAGTTCCTCGTGTGCTAGCCACCATGCCATATTCAAATAAGAAATCGTGTACTAAACTTTCTGACTTTTCTTGTCCAAACTTGCCTTTAAGATATCCTCCTACTGGATCAAGTTTAGTCATATAAGTATCAAAGTCTTTATATTCACTGGTATCGATACCAGTTGGTTTCTCTAATTCTAGCATATCTTTGTACTTAGTCAAGTATTGTTTAAAGTCAGTTAGATAAGCATTTACCTCTTCCATCTTACAATATTTGAGGAATATGTTATCAGAGAAATGATTTCCTTGTTCAAAGAACCTATAATCACCCTCAAATTTAGGGAGACCATCAACAGAATATGGATAATTCTCCACAGGATGTTGGAAATCAAATACTATAATAACCTTCTTTTCACTGAATGCCATTAGATCCATACCAAAACAAGGAAGATTTGATCCAGTCTTAGGATAAAGAATGTTATTGTAGATACAAGAGTTATCACTCCATATCTCTACTTCTCTCGATTTAATAAGATACTTATTAGTATAAGTTTTTGCATTAAGAAAAGTTCTCTTACTTTCCCAAGAAGCCCAGACACTACCTACTCCATTATGGAGTGAAATAGTATCGTGTAAGACCTTCTTATAATCTTCCCAAAGATTCATTATTCTACCTCATAAGCTTTGTCTTCTGCTTGCTGATAATCAAAATCAGCATCTACCTTATCATATAATTCAATAAAGGACTGCTTAGTCTCATCATCAAAGCGATTAATACATACCCCAATTGCCTTTGCTTTATTACCAAAGATTGAATATGCACGAATGATATGAACCAATCTACGAGTACTGATGATCTCTTCAATACCACCATCATAGAATGTTTTGCGAATTATGTCTGCCCAGTCTACCAATCTCTTACAGAAATCAGTATCATTAACACCAATTGCAGCAGCAACATTTAATAAAATTTTCTGTTCTGTATTAGGTGCAGGATAATCCTGTTCAAAAGTTACTGGGAATCTTTCAAGAAAGGCTTCGTTGAGCACGTTAGTTCCAATAAAGCGTCCGTCGTCTGAACCTTTACCCTTAGTATTTGCGGTGGCAATGATGTTGAATCCTGCTTTTGGTTCGATGAATCTTCCAATCTTTTTAAGGAAAATTCCTTTACCTTCAAGGATTGGTTGGAGACAGAGGATTTTGTTTGAGGCAAGGTCGATTTCATCAAGGAGCAATATAGCCCCTCTGTTGAGAGCTTCAATAACTGGTCCGTTGTGCCAGACTGTGGCACCGTCAACAAGGCGGAAGCCACCAATGAGATCATCTTCATCAGTTTCAATAGTAATGTTTACACGAATAATTTCTCTTTTAAGTTGAGCACATGCTTGTTCTACTCCAAAAGTTTTTCCATTACCAGAAAGACCTGTAATGAAAGTAGGGTAAAACAACTTAGAAGAAATAATCTTTTTAAGGTCTGTAAAAGGACCAAACTTAACGAATGTTTCATCTTTCTCTGGTACAAGATCAGTCTCTACTACTCTCTCAACAGAAGGAGCACTGAATGAACGTTCAATGGTCTCTACTGCCTTTGTAGTAACTTCAAGGTTCCATTTACCCTTCCCAACTTTATATTGCTTTATCTTCTTAGTTACTGTCTGATAGGATATATCATTTAGAGCACAAAATCCACGAACATCAGCAGTAGTAAATTCAGTGCCGTAAGTACTTTTCAAAGAATCAAAAATTTGATCTTCGGTCATTTTAACTTCAAAAGTCATTGTGTGGCGTTTTATTTATGAACATATTATAGTACTAAAAGGGGGTTATATGAACCCCCAGTGGACACTTTATCAAGCGACTAACTCTATAAACTCACCCAACACCTTTTTATTCATCTTCTTGCATTGAAGACTCTTAACGAAAGCACGTTTAATCTGTGCCTTTGTTGCATCTTCTTCAACTTCAAACTCATCCTCATTTGAAAGTGCAGTTGATAAAAGACCAAAGTAAGTATGGTATCCAGAATTCTTAATAGCAAAAGACTTTTCTTTTCTCCACCTATTCATTACAATTCCATATTCCTTACTCTCCTCTTCAGTATAACGACGTATGAACTGTCCAGCATCCCTTTTATTAAGAATACGAATACCAATAAAATTAGTATCAGGATATGTTTGACGTAAATCCTTAATAAGTAAATCACTTACATCTGCCCAGTGACCTAAACCTTCACAAGTATAAGTATGTCCTGTCTTACGATTTCTTATAATACATCTTTCACTTACATAATTACTACCCATATACCCACGATTCTCAAAGTTCTTACTATATCTTAAAGGAGAACCTTCACCATCTGTAAGAATTACACACTGAACCTTTTCAAGATTATATTGAGTTTTAAATTGTGGGATTAATTGGTGAAGAGATATTAGAGTTTCATTTAATGGAGTTCCAGAAAGATTCATTCCCAAAGGACAACTATAACCAACCCAATTATTATTGCGATTGAATCCATATCCAAGACGAAAAATATCTTTCATCTGACCATCCAAATCCTTAGATCTAACCTTACTACTGAATAGATTCATCAGAGAGAATGTATCTTCTACAAGAGCTACTCCTTCTTCCTTTTCATATGCAGGTAATCTTATAGAATCTCCGTGAGGAGGATAACACTGAGTAAATGCATACACCTCAAATGGAATATTAACCTTCTTACAGAACCATAAAAGATTATATAATTGCTTAATAGTATCCTGCATCACAGGTGCCATTGATCCAGACCAATCTAAAATAAAGACTAGACCATGATTTTTACCATCAGGTATTACAGTAACTTTCTTAAAGAGATCTTCATTAAACTTATAGGTATGAAGTTTTGTTGTATCTAATACCCCAGTTTTAGAAGTAGTAGCACGAGCATATGCACTAGCAGATTTCTTACACTCAAACTCCTTAACTAAGTAATTGACTTCTTTCTGTGCAGATCTTTTAAACTTAATAAACTCTTCATCAACTCCTTGAAATAGATCCTCACTAAGAGTAGTATATTCACTTGTTTTCCACCTCTCACTTTCATCATTCCAATGAGATCTAATACCCTCATAGATCTGTTCATTTGGTATAATAATATTCTTTAAATTTAACTTTGGCAATTCAACATATACCTTTTCATGTTTATTACTAGTATCTGTAAGATCTTTAAGTGCATCTTCTAATGCATCAGCAGTTTTTATTTCTGGTTCATCACTACCAAACTCACCACCTTGATTAGTTGGTTGACTAGACTTCTGACCTCCTTCACTTTCACCCTCTTCTTGTCCAGAAGCTTGATAATCTAAATCAGTTTCTTCCTTTTCACTTTCTTGTTCAGAATCTATATCTAAATCTAAATCACCATCTTTACTATTAATTGCAACCTGCTCTGTATTCTGCTTCTGCTCTTCCTTACAATATTCATAAAGAGCTATTGCTGCTTTTAATGTATCATCAAAAGTTTCAGCTTTATCGATCAAATTGACAATCTGTGCCTCAGAAGGCGAAAAAGATATATCAACCCACGAACCAACCTTGTTATATAAATTAACCCTATCAGCAAGATTAAAAGTAGTAAGATCTTCACCATCTATATCAAAAAAATCTTGATCATTCAGTTCATTATATCCTTTATAGAAAGTTTTGGCAATACCAGCATATCTCCTCTTCATCAACTTCTCAATTCTCACATCCTCTACAATATTAACAAATGTCTGAGGAACCTTAACCTCTAATGACCAATCTCTATCAGGTGTATAAAGGGCATGACCAACCTCATGTGAAACCAAAGCATCATATACATTATTACTTGCTTTCTCCCACCTTGGAAGAGTTAATACACGAGTACGAACATCAAATTGTGCAGTCTCTACATTCTTATGCTCAACAACTAAGTCCTCAGTAGCAAGTAACTTTGCCAATTGGGATTTAATTTCTTGCTTAACTCGCATTTGTTTTTTCGTTTAATATACCTATTATACTAGAAAAGCGTCCTTTGGGGGACGCTTGTAGACGGTTTATCAACTGTCTACGTCTTGCCTTTGCAGCACGTAGAGCTTGAGGTTTAAGTTTTCTCTTCGGTTCTTTGCCCGAATTGTGTTTCCAGTTTGGAGTGTTCATTGTCATTCCCGTTGTCTTTCATCCAGTCTGGTAACATATCATCTGGCACTTCTTGGTTGAAGTAACCATTGATTTGTTCAGCTCTGATGTCATTGTTATTCATATTGATACTATACGACTAAATCCTTTAACTTTGTCAAACCTTATGACACTTTGAAATTTGTCATGCATGTCGGTCTTATGAGATATCACAAAGATATTAGCATCTTTAATTATAAAACGAATGATTTTGAGAAACTCTTCTGTACCAAAACCATCAAGAGAACTATCAAAAATTTCATCAAGGATAAGAAGATTAGTATTAACAGAATTCTTAACCCGTGCAACCTCTCTCCATGTAAAGAGTAGTGCTAGATCAATTCTCATTTTTTCACCTTCACTGAATGATGAATATGAAAAGTCTTCATGTATTGGAGACCTAACAGTTTCATTGAACTCTTCATCAAGAGTAAAATTGATATAGAAATCCATCATCTGCAAGTATCTATTAACCTGCTGATTTATAAAAGGTAGATATTTTTTAATAATCTTTGTCTTTACTCCATCATCCCTGAGTAGAGAATATGCAAAATCATGATGAGTGATTTCTTCTTTTCTTGATGATAGATCGTCTAATGTCTTTTCCAGATTTTCTTTTAACTCTGCTAACTTCTCATGCTCAATATTTCTGTTTGCAAGTTGGTCGGTAAATCTCTGAATCTCCGATTCCAAATCTCCGATTTGTCGTTGACAGCCAGAGATGCGAGTATTGTTTTGAGAAATGTCATTATTGAGTTTAGAAATCTCCTTAGATAATTTGTTGAATTGACGTTCTCTGTCCTTTTCTTTTTGAATTGCTTCTTCTAGTTCTTTATAACCAGATTGCAACTCCTTTGCTTTATCTTGAACGTCGGCAATTCTATTTACACGAAACTCTTCTTCTATATCCTGAGTACAAGTAGGACATACCGTATTGTCTGTGAAAAACTT